CGCACAAGCAGTCGGTTCGATTACAGTAAACCAAGCAGCGCAAAGCTTTGCTACTATGCTAGACAGCCAAGAGGGTGTTGACACTGGTGCAGAGGCGCAACCAGAGGAGGAGCAATCCGAATCTGAGTCTGAGGAAGTGGAATCTGCGGAGACGCAAGATGAAACAGAGGAAACTTCCGAGGAAGTAGAAGGTGAAGAGGAAGAGGCCGAAGAAGAAGCTCCGAAGGATGAGAAGTTTATCGTCAAAGTTGATGGTAAAGAAATCGAAGTCCCGAAGGATGAACTGATCCGAGGTTATCAACGCGAAGCTGACTACACACGGAAAACGCAGAAACTAGCAGAAGAACGCAAATTAGTCGAGTCTGAGTTTCAGCAAGTACGTGAAGAGCGTCAAACATACGCTCAGATATTAGGACAATTACAGCAAAAATTGCAGGAGTTTGAGCCTCCAGAGCCTGATTGGAATCGTTTAGAAGTTGAAGACCCGACTGAATATGCCCGTCAATGGACATCACATCAGCGTAGGCAACAACAGAAATTCGCAGTACAAGCAGAGCAAGAGCGGCTCTTTCAAATGCGACAAGCTGAAGAGCAAAAGCAATTACAACAAACGATGGCTCAAGAAATTGCTAGTTTGAAGGAGAAAATTCCTGAGTGGAGTTCTCCCGATAAGGCCAAAGCAGAAGGTTTAGCTTTGTTGGAGTATGGTCAAAAATTGGGCTTTTCTGAACAGGAACTAAATACGATTACTGATTCTCGCGCATTGCTCACGCTTCACAAGGCGTGGAAATATGACCAGATGATGAGTAAGCGTCCTGAGTTCCAAGCAAAGATCAAAAAAGCACCCAAGATGGCAACTCCTGGTTCAGCGGGTAGCGTAGGTTCTAAGTCTGGTGAATTGAATAACGCAAAAAAGCGTCTTGCACAATCAGGAAGCGTCAGAGATGCCGCGTCCCTTTTCGAAAAATTCATTTGAGGAATTATCATGGCTGCAGTAACCAATACCTATACACGATATGATGCCAAAGGCATTCGTGAGGACCTTTCGAACGTCATTTATCAGATCTCTCCAGAAGAGACTCCATTTATGAGCAATGTTGGTCGTGAAAACGTCACCAACACTTTCTTTGAATGGCAAACAGATGATCTCGCTTCTGCCGTTACAACTAACGCGCAGATCGAAGGCGATGACATCACTTCTTTCACAGCCGCTACTCCTACAGTTCGTTTGGGCAACTACACCCAGATCAGCCGTAAAGATGTAATCATTGCTGGCACTTTGGAAGCAGTTGACAAGGCAGGACGTCGCTCTGAATTGAGCTACCAAATGGCCAAAAAATCTGCCGAGCTAAAGCGCGACATGGAGACAACTTGCTTGGCAAACCAAGGTGCTGCCGCTGGTGACACCTCTACTGCCCGTAAGACTGGCGCTTTGTTGGCTTTCTTGAAGACCAACACAAATGAAGGCACTGGTGGTGGCGATCCTTCTTACACAACAATCCCAACTGATGACCGCACAGACGCCACTGCTGGTGACTTGCGCTCTTTCAGCGAAGCATTGTTGAAGGACGTTATCCAGAAGGTCTGGACACAAGGCGGTTCACCATCTATGGTTATGGCTGGTCCTGTTAACAAGCAGAACTTGTCTAAGATGGCTGGCATCGGTGCTACACGCTTTAACGTGCAAGGTCCTAAGCCTTCCACAATTATCGCGTCAGCTGATATCTATGTTTCCGACTTCGGTAACGTGAGTATCGTCCCCAACCGTTTCCAACGTGAGCGTGATGTGTTTGTGCTTGATCCAGAATACGCAAGCGTTGCTTATCTGCGTCCTTTCCAAACTGTGGAATTGGCAAAGACAGGCGATGCCGAGAAGCGTATGCTGTTGGTTGAGTGGGGCTTGAAAGTCAAGAACGAGAAGGCTCATGGCGCTGTCTATGACCTGAACTCAACAATTCAGACCTAATCTGAAATCTAAGGGGTGGGCTAATAACCCACCCTTTTTTTATGTATGACAACAAAACTATTTGACTTTGATCCCATAATGGGAAGTAAGAAGCTTTGGCACTATGATGCTGCCAAGGATGAGGCAACTATTGAGACAGTCATTGATGCTACACAAGTAGTAGCAGACAATAAAGAGAGATTTAATTCTTTTGATGAACGAGCAAGTTGGAAAGGCGATATGCACCATGTTGCTTCAATTCCAATGGCTTTGTACTATCAAATGAAAGCCGAAGGAAAACTTGATGACCAAGCTTACATGAAGCGTTGGCTCAACGATCCTGACAATCGTGCATTTCGCACAAGACCTGGAGAAGTTTAATGGACAGTAAGACCATTGGGGTTTTAATCCCAACACGGGACTTTGTTAATTCTGGATTTTCTTATGACCTTGCCAGACTGGTAGGTTATACAGTAGGCACTACACCTCACAAAGTGGTTCTGTACACTAGTTCTGGCACTTTGTTGTCAGCACAGCGTCAGGATCTAGCCAAATCTGCTATTGAGGCGGGTTGTACACACACATTGTGGCTAGACAGTGATATGAGATTCCCAAAAGACACGATTGTTCGTCTTTTGAAGCATGATATTGGTATTGTTTGTGCAAACTATGCAAAACGAAGATTTCCTACAGAACCTATTGCTGTGCGAAAAAATACCACAGATGAGGATGCAAAAACTATCCAGAGGGTATATACTGAAGACCATTCAACTGGATTAGTTGATGTAGATTACTGCGGCATGGGTGTAATGCTCGTAAAAGCCGAAGTCTACAAATCAATGGAATATCCTTGGTTTGCTATACCTTGGGTTCCAAATGCACAAGACTATATGGGCGAAGACGTCTGGTTTTGTCGCAGAGCCGCTGAAAACGGCACTAAAACCTATATTGACCAAGATCTTTCAAAAGAAGTTCATCATATTGGTTCATTTGAGTTCAAACATGAGCATACACTAATGTGTAGGGACGTAGAAAATGGCACTTGATACATATGCAGGGCTAAAGACAACAATAGCAGATTATCTGAATAGGGATGATCTGACTTCTATTATCCCAAGCTTTATCGCCTTGGCAGAGTCTAAATTCAATCGTAAATTGCGTACCCGTCAGATGATTAAAAGGGCTACCGCAAGCATTGATACGCAATATTTTGCATATCCTGCTGATTGGCTACAGGCTAAAGAATTCATCCTAAACACAAGCCCAATCACAGTTCTTGAGTTTGTAACTGATGCTTATGGCGATCAGTTGAAGGCCAACAATTACATTACTGTTGGCAAGCCGAACTATTACTCAATTTCTGGTACTCAGATTGAAGTAATTCCATCACCAGATACAACATACACTGGTGAACTCACATATTATGCTAAGATTACTGCGCTGAGTGATTCAAACACAAGCAACTGGCTATTGGCATACGCCCCAGACTTGTACTTGTATGGTGCTTTATTAGAGGCAACTCCATACTTAAAAGACGATGAGCGTCTAGGTACATGGAGTCAACTATACACAAGTTCATTGAGCGATATTGAGGTTGCAGATCAAAGGGCATCTGTTTCTTCAACTCCTGTTGTTCGTGCCCGTTCTTTGGGATAAAAAATGTCATCTTTTAGCGATTACACCGAAAATCTAGTACTTACCTGGTTGTTTACAGGTAGTTCTGCGACTCGTCCAACTGCTTGGTATGTCGGTTTGTTTACTGCCGCACCTAGTGATACAGGTGGTGGTACTGAAGTTTCTGGTAATGCATACGCTAGGGTAGCGACAGGAACTATCTCAGGTTCTGGTACTGCGACTACTTTTTCTAATGCTGCCGCAATTGAGTTTGCTGCCGCTTCTGGTGGAAACTGGGGAACAATCGGTTGGGCAGGTATTTTTGATGCCAGTACAAGTGGAAATCTGCTTGCATGGGCTCCATTGACTACATCACGAGTTATCAATGATGGCGATGTCTTCCGTATTCCTGCAACTAGCTTGACTATCACCTTGACTTAACATGGCAGCCTATGGTTCTGGCTATTATGGTGGAGGCAATTACTCCTATGGCGTAAGCCTTGGAGCCGCATCCATCAGTGATACCAGTGCCATGACACTGGCGGCAAGACGCATCTGTATAGGTGCGTTTTCTGTTTCCGATACATCTACAGTATCAATTACTGCCAATACTGTTAAGAATGCTAGTTTTGCAATTAACTCAACCAGTTCTGTAAGCGTATCTGCAAGACGAGTAGCTATTGGGGCTGAAGCTAAATCTAGCTCTAGCTCCATGTCTGCTTCTGCAATCAGGGTAGGTATTGGTGCTGCAACTATTTCTAGCACTAGCACAATGTCTGTTGCGGCTAAGAGGGTTGCAATTGGAGCATTCTCAACTACTGATAACAGTACATTGGTAGTTAATGGGATTAGGATTGCTTTTGCTCAAATGAGCGTTGCTGATGCGGCAACAATGGTTGTTGGTTCTCAGGTAGTTGCCAATGCCCAATTCCAGATAGTTGCTTCTAGCAGTCTGGTTATTAATGGACAGAGAAGACAGAGTGCTTCTTTAAGTATTTCTTGCACATCTAGCATTAGTGTTTCTGGTAACTTAAAATGGTTACCTGAGAATGATGTATCTGAGACTTGGAATGCAATTAGCGATACAGGCGAAACCTGGACTGCAATTACAGACGAATCTGAAACATGGACTGCAATTGATGATTCAAGTAAATCTTGGACTGCAGTGGCAGATAATAGTGAATCTTGGCAAATAGCCGCATAGAGGTGAAAAAATGGCAGATACCACAACAACCAACCTAGGACTTACTAAACCAGAAGTTGGTGCATCCACCGACACATGGGGTGGCAAAATAAATACTGACTTAGATACGATTGACGCATTATTTGATGCAGGTCCTTTGCTTAAAGTCACAAAAGGCGGTACTGGTGTTGGTACAAGTACAGGTACTGGCAACAATGTTTTATCTAATAGTCCAACATTAGTTACTCCTGCACTTGGAACGCCAAGCGCATTGGTAGGCACAAACATTACTGGTACAGCAACAAGTTTTAACATCAATGGTACTGTTGGTGCTACAACTCCTACGACTGGTGCTTTCACAACATTAGCGGCTTCTGGTGCTGTAACCCTATCTGCTGGTACTGCTAACGGAGTAGCGTATTTAAACGGCTCTAAGGTTGTTACAAGTGGTTCTGCGCTTACTTTTGATGGGACTAACTTTGGAACAACTGGCAATGCTAATTTAGGTTCTGGAAGCAAATCAACAGATACTCAAATTAACCTTTTGGCAGATACTGGAACACAGCGTATTTACATTGAGCGTGGTTCAAGAAGTTTAGTTTTTTATGATGTTGGTGCGGCAATAGAAAACTATCGTATCGCTGGCATTACAGGAATTCAAACTTGGGGTGTTGGCGGCTCAGAACAAATGCGCCTAACCAGCACAGGTCTGGGTATTGGTACAAGTTCGCCTGTTGCAAAATTAGATGTCTTTAAAACAGCAACAGTAAGCACAACAGACCCTGTTGGCAATAATGTTCCAACAATTCAAGGTAGTGCAACAACAACTTCTGGCAAAGCAATGTTGCAGTTGACTGCACTAAGTTCCGCTGGCGCTCGTTCTCCTGCGTACATTGAAGTTGGTGCTGTTGCTGACTATCGTTCGTACATGAATCTAGTGTATTCCGCTGATTCAGGAAACGCTGGCTATTTTGCGGTTTCTCAATTTAGTCCCGCTGGTACATCTACAACTGAGCGTATGCGTATTGATAACGCAGGCAATCTAGGCTTGGGAGTTACTCCTAGTGCTTGGGGTTCAGGACAGCGTGCAATTGATTTATCAATTTGGGCAGGGTTATCCGTTGATACAGTAGCCAATGCCGCCTATTCAATGTCTTGGAACGCTTATGCGCTTACATACAATTCTTGGAAGTACAAAAATGGTAGTGCGGCTTCAAGATATGAACAAGCAGGAGGCGCTCATGCTTGGTACAGCGCACCCGCAGGCACAGCAGGCGGAACAATTTCATTTACTCAGGCAATGACTCTGGATGCTAGTGGGCGGCTTGGTATCAAACAGACATCCCCAGATGTTGATTTAGATATTGGCGCAAACGATGACAATGTAGCGGTTTTATCAGTTCGTTATTCAACTGTCCCTGCTTATTTGTCTAACTCGTTTGATGGAACATCTGGCCTTACAACACTATCATGCAACTCATACAACTCAAGTGATGGTAGTGCTTCTTGGTCTTCATTCAAAAATACAAGTTACGGAAATTCTGCCATTCAACTTGCTTCTAATGCAGGAAGTTCTGATATTCGGTTCTTAACTGCTTCTGCGGCAAATACAAATCCATCAGAGCGTGCCCGTATAGACTCAAGCGGTAACTTGCTGGTGGGTGCAACAAGCCAGTTTGGTGGTGCTGATTGCAAATTACAAGCAAAAAATGGTTCTAGCGCACAAGCAGTTTCATTCCTTTGGAACGCAACAACAACAGGCGATGCTAATTTTGTTGCTTTTGGAACTGAAGCATCTATAACGCAGCGTGGCTCAATTACATATAACCGAGCAGGTGGTTTAACTGTTTACAACACTACTTCTGATTACAGAGCAAAAGATATTACTGGTTTTGTAACTGATAGCGGTACATTGATTGATTCTGTTCCTGTTTATATGGGTAAGATGAAATGGGCTACTCAAGAACGCCCAATGTTCATTGCTCACGAAACGCCCTCTTATGCACATACTGGCGTAAAAGATGCAGTAGACGCAGATGGAAACCCTATTTATCAGGAAATGGATGCTTCTGCTCTTATCCCTGTGATGTGGGCTGAAATTCAATCTCTCCGTAAACGCCTTGCAGACGCAGGCATCGCTTAATTTAAAAGGAAAACATCATGTCACAAGTAACTTGGAAAATCAACACCCTTGAAAGCAACACAGCAGACGGATTCGTTTCGGTTGCCCATTGGACTTGCACAGCAGTAGATGGAGAACACTCTGCCTCTGCCTACGCAACAGTCTCATGGGCTGAAGGCACTCCTGCCATTCCTTATGCTTCTCTCACAGAAGCTGAAGTTTTGTCATGGGTGTGGGAAAGCATTGACAAGGAAGCTACAGAGGCTTCATTGGCTGCTCAGATTGCTTTGCTGAAGAATCCTGTTAAGGCTACTGGTACGCCTTGGTAAAACGAGAAGCCATCACTCGATCTTGATGGCACACTAGGAGAAAATCATGGGCGAGAAAAAAACAAACCCTGTGACAATCGATGGCGTTGATTACGATGTTAATGACTTTACTGACCAACA